CGGTAAAGGTACGAGTCGTACCGTCAGAACGTGTGCTCACGCCGATTGTGGTGGGGTTAGCACCGTCAGTCGTGTTGTAGTTCGAGTTGGTCTTGAGCCAAGACAAAAGCGAACCCATCTTGCGAGCCGTGGACGAGTTGCCAGCACTGCGGCCTTGGTTAGCAGAAATGATGGTTTCTTGGTCACGCTTGAGTTCTTGCGAAGCCTTCGAGAGTTGATAAGCCTTCTCTGCGCGGCGGCCTGCAAGATCAACGGCCATCATGGTTCCTGACACCTGGATCGTCTTAGCAACAATCTGTGTGTAGTTACCGAGACGAGTCGTCGGGCTGATGGTTGCTGCTGTTGCGTCGTCACCTTCAACCTGTGCGTTGTTGGTTGTTGCTGCTGCCAACGTGTCGGTCTGCCACTCGTGGTAGACAGCCGTTGCTTTGGTACGAGCAAGCGACGAAAGGATAGGTGTCTCGGTCGGGCTGATGTTGTAAATAACATCGGTTAGATCTTCACGCTGACCGATAGCCGTGAAGGTCTGGAATGTACCTGAAGGAACAGTCATTTCAAACTCCTAATTACAAAAATCTTTCAAAAACCCTTGCAGCGTCTTGTCGAGAGCCAGTCTTTCTAAGTCGCGCAAGATCCTGTTTTGCCGCTTCTGTTGCTATGGTCTTACCCGTGGCATTACCAGCCTTTAGCATCTTGGGAGCCTCGGCAACCTTCTTGGTTACACCAGGCTTGGCCTTTTGCAATTTCTGGTACTGACTTGCCATCCACAACGTCAACACAGCGCGAGAGTCTGTTGCATTTGATAACTCTGCATCCGAGTAACCAATACTCTTTGCAAAGCTACGAAGTTCAGAGCGAACCTTCTCACCCTTCTCAGGGTGCGCGTACTCAGGGATTGCCTCGGCTACCCTTTTCGCTTCTTCGGCTAAGTGCTTCTCAAGATGCGCCTCACGCTCTGCCTGTTGCTCTCTTGCAATGCGTTGCTGTTCAGCACGAATCTGTTGAATCTGCTCTTTTTGCCTAGTCTGCTCTGCGACCTTGACCGCATACGCAATCGGGTCGGTTTCCTTCAAACTTTCAATATCCTCGCCACGCATTTGTTGGCTTAGGAACTGATCCATAGCCTGCAAACGCTGAGAATATGCGTCTCTCGCCTGCTTTGCTTGCTCTACAGCGGCCTTTTCAGCCTCTACAGCCTTACGCTGCTCGGCAAGCGCGTTAGTCTTTTTATGGTAATCCGTACCCTTTTGGTAGCCCTCGATAAGTTCTGAGAGGGTCACTTCACGCTCTTCACCCGCGGCTTTCACCGTAAAGCGTGGTTCCTCTTCCTGAACTTCCTCTGCTGCTTCCTCATATTCGGATTCACTGGCCGCAACCTCTTGTTCTTCCGATTGGTCTTGAACTTGCTCCGGAGGAGGTTCGCCACCATTCATTAGACCCAAGAAGGCATCTGCTGCCTGTCCCACTGTTAAGCTAGTCCCTTGCGGGTTGCTGCTTGCCATACACTAACCTCTACTTAAAAATCTTAAATCGTCTCTTCACTATCTCGCCTTCGGCGGCAACAGATTCAAGACGCGCCTTAACCTGACGCACTGCGCGAATTGCCACGTATGACTCTTCGCGTAAGTCAATGTCGTCAGGATTACTATTGATGATACGCTCGATGTTGTCTTTTTCCAACTCATCGAAGATTTCCGTCAGAAACTCATCACCAAGTAATGCTTTTGCTCGTTCCCATCGTTGTGTCATAGCAGGCTCTTTAGTTTGTTTTTAGGCATTCTTGCTTCATTAAGTGCTTCTAAGAAGTCCTCACCGTACTTGTTTACCGCTTTCCTACGAATGACATATTCGCCGCGCTGTAGCTTGGCGTAGCCTTCGTCTGGCCCGTCTGGGTTAGGCCCAAGCAACGATCGAATCTTTCCGCCTTTCTCGTAACCAACCTCACCATCTGGCTTTTCTTCGTAGTCTGTAAAGCCTACGATCTTGCCGCCCATCGCTCCGCCTTGGGATACGTTGGCATCTTGCGCGGCTTGCTGTTGAGCTTGTTGCGCCGCCTGCTCTGCTAACTGAGTATTGGTTTTCGCCCAATCGTAGTTTTTAAGTAATCCGGTTTGGTTGAAGTAACCAGGCTGGAATTGTTGCACTTGAGATACGGCAGGTTGAACGCCAAACTCTAGCGTCATAGGGCGAAGGTTTGTGTAGCCAGCAGCACCAGACTGGAACTGAAACGGAACCTCTGGGGTTGGCGTTGTCTTGTAAAAGAACCCCGATGTTGGCGCAGCAAGGCTTGTTTGACCGCCACCCGTTTGAAACGGCACAAAGTTAGTCGCGGGGAGGTTAAACGTCGGTGGCATGTAGCGACTAGGATCAAACGTGCTAGGCGTTGTTGGCGTAGTCGTGGTTTGCCCTAACCCCATTTGGATAGATGACTGAACGTCTGCCTCTGGTACACCCATTGCTCGCAGCATGTCTGCTGTGATCTTGTTCTGATTGAACCAAGCGATCTTTTGTGCGCCCGTGTAAACATTCCAATCGCTCGGAAGAGTCATACCGGCAGGCAGCTTCCATGTTGGTGGCGCTGCCGTACCGGTTTGTCCTAGCCCGTAAGAGATAGCCTGCTGAATATCAAACTCAGGAACATTGTACTGTCTGAGCATGTCAGCGGTTATGCCCTTGGAGTTAAACCAGTTAACTTTGTCTTGGCCTGTGTAGTATTGCCATTCAGGAGGCAGACCTAAACCAAGTTGCCCTGCCATCAGCGTTACAGCATCCTGGGAAGGATTACGCACCTCGGCAGTAGGAGCGTCTTGCAAGCCAAGAGCCGCGAATGCTTCGTCTGTTGCGTTAGTTGGGTCTACGTTCCTGATGTAGTTGCGTAGTTCAGCCTTAGACCTACCGGATGCAAGAAGCTGCTGGATATAGCCTTGTTTTGTAGCTAAAGGCGCTGCGGTATTCCACTGCACTCCGAATACATCGTAAGTGGGCGGAGGTGGTGGTGTGACAGGTTGGCTAGTAGGTATGCCAAGCAAGTCGTAAACAGTTTGATTTGCGTTAGCTGGATCTAACTCCGCAATCTTTGATTTGATTTGATCTGGTGTGATTCCAGCAGTCAATAGAGACTGAATGTAGCTCTGTTTAGTTGCGAGCGAGGAATTTGGATCCCATTCCAACCCAAAGACATTGTAGGTTGTAGCCATAGGTGTGCTCACATTGTTAAGAGGTTCTTGCGTGGATGCTTGCGGCGGTGGACTAACCGGAGGTGTAACTACAGGCGGAGGCTCCACAACTGGAGGCGGTGTAACAACCGGAGGGGGTGTAACAACCGGAGGAGGCGCTACAACCGGAGGAGGCCCCACAACTGGAGGCGGTGGAACGTATGGGGGTGGGTTTGGTATGCCTAGTAAGTCGTAATTTGCTTGCGTAGCACTTGCCGGATCTAGTTCAGCAATCTTGGCTTTTATCTGATCTGGCGTAATACCAGCAGCAAGCAAAGAGTTAACGTAACCCTGCTTTGTCGCTAACGACGAGCCTGAGTCCCAGTTAAGCCCAAATACGTTGTAAACAGGCGCAGGAGGCGGAGCCGGAGGAGGTGGCGGAACATACGGAGGCGGCTCGTAGTAAACCGGCTCTGGCTCGTAGTACACGGGTTCGTTTTGTACGGGAGGAGGCGTGTATACAGGAGGAGGAACATACGGAGGTGGCTCTGGGGGTGGAGCGTACCCGTTGTTAAGCATCCAATTGATTGAGTCGGTATCAACGCCAGCATTGAGCAATTCAGTCGTTGAGACATTGTTAGCGTTGAACCACGCGATCTTCTGCGCTGCGTCGTAGCTATCCCATCCAGCCGGTAGTTCGTCAACTAAAGCCATGATTACCCTGGTATCTCAATGTTAGACGTAATGCCTGCGCCGACTTTCATAGCCTTCATCTGCGCTTCTGCCTCAAACTCCATGCGCTTTAGTTCTAGCTCGGCTAGAGCCTTCTCTCTTGCAAGTTGAATGTCTGCCATAGCCTTCTGACGCTTGATCTCAATATCCGCTTGAGCCTGCGCCATCATCATTTGCACGGCAGGATCTGGGCCTTGTTGCTGAGGTTGTGCAAGTGCAGCATCAACCTCCGGTGTCACTTGCTTGAAGAACTCAGCCGAGTCTGCAAAGCCTGCTGCCTCAATCAACTTTCCGAGCGTCGCACGATATTGCGAGACAGACACTAAAGGATTGTTCGGGCCGTACGCTTGAATGATCTGCTCTTGTTTTGCAAGAACCATTGAGAGCATCGCCATCTTTTGCTCGATGTTCCCCGTACCAAGTCCGACATTCACTGATACATCGTACTGGTTCGACCACTCTCGCGGGTCGTACTGAACATACTGGCCGCGCATCCGAATGATGACTGCTTTGTCCTGGTACTTGCATAGGAGGTGTAAGAGTCCTTTGAATAAGTCTTTTACACCCGTTTCAGAGAAGATCCTAGCGACTAATTCGATCTTGCCTTGTGAGGCTTGCGTAAGGGCTGCTATAGCCGCAGCAGTCACGTTCTGTAGGATATTAGGATCTAACCCTTGGGAAGCCTCTGTAACGCCCGTACGCTTGGCCTGGATCGAATCCAGGTACTCCATGAACGGGAATACCTGCTGAGCAACAGGATTGACCTGGATAGGAACAAGTGCACCAGGATTCTTCATCCTGACCACACCACCAGGCGTAACACTCAAGAGATCATCGAGGTTGACCTGGCCTTCGACTGCACCCATGCGAGAGTTGTTCTGTAGGTAAAGGTTATCAAGCATCTGCCTCGTTAGAGTAGTCTTGATAAGCTGGAGATCAACTGTACGATCAGCAGGACAATCCCCAAAGAAGCGATGAGGTATCGGAATAGGGCAGAGGGTGTAAAACGGCACATAGTCGGTTTCCTCGTTACTTAGGATTTCATTCCCCGAAAAGTGAACCCGTCTTAGTTCTGCGATCCCATCTCCGTCGTAGTCAGTCTTTAGGTAACACTCGAACACTTCAACCGTTTGCATGGACTTATCGAGACTTGGCTCCATGTAAGGCTGCTCGTCTCGGTTGTACCTTGCAATGTACTCAGCAGAGAACTCAAGATCGTTGTAGACAGGCAGGTTCATCACGATCTCGGCATCAAACCCCATCGCAACTAAATCAGACCTTGTAATGAGTTTCCTGTGCGCAACAAAGGGTGTCTCTCTAACCGTCTTGCCTGCCTTAGAGATCAAGAACTCTTCGGGAGGCACATTCTCAATCTTGATCTTTCCGGTCTTGGTCTTACGCATGAGCGCGACGTTATGGACGCGCATCATTTGGCCGTCAATATCTTGCTCAACCGTCTCTTGCGCTGCGATCTCCATCGTGCCATCAGACATGATGAGAGCTAATTCATCGTCGGTAAGGTTTGCGTACTGCTCTTTAGTAACCGAGATCGAGTCATCCCAGTAGGCTTTGATAACTCCGACCTTCTGAAGGATCGCGTCCTTAAACCAGTCGTGCATGATCGAGATGCCTGGGTTCTGCTTCATGAGCACCCAGTTTGTATACTCGGTTGCTTGTTGGGCTAGCTGCTCATCTCCTGGGCCTACAGGCTCGAATACACCGATCTGGTCAGCAGAAGTAAAAAGACGCATGAGAGGCGGAAGCATCCCGTCTACCGCTTCCGCAACCTCACCGGTTACGATCTGACTGCGACCCTCTACCTCGTTCCCGTAGGGATCACGCATGTAGGCAGTAAGCGCATTCTTACGCTGCTCGACCGTCTCGGTCTCCAAGAAACCTATCGCGTTATCAATCTCACCTTGGAGAATCGCCTTTAATCGTCCGTCATCCATTTAGACCACCCAAGATACGTTA